ATGGAAGTTCAAGAAGACTTCTTCCTAGCTACACCAGCTGATATTGTTGCAGACCCTTCTGCTCCCGATGCGTTCGTGCAGGGGATCATGGAAGGTGTTGAGTGGATTATGGACATCGATACCGGCATGTACCGTAAGGTTATGCTCGAAAAGGCTGACCGCGCTCAACAGCAACTCAAGCAAATGTCCGTTAGAGAAATCAACGAAAAGAAGCTCGCTATGTTCGAGCATTTCGTTAATTCTATCGGTCGCGCGTAATACTTAAAAAAACGTTATTATAAATACCCACATAAATCTTACAGGAGATTACCTATGTCTAAAAAAGAGCTAATCGAAAAAGCATCTGATCCTGTCGGTGGTGGACAAACTGGTGTTTCTAAGTCGGCAGATCCAACTGGCGGCAAGGCAACATTGGCAGCGTCTAACCTCGGCAACGGCGATCCGATGAAAAAAATCGATCACGAAACGCCTGGCCAGTCTGAACAAGACACGGACAGTGCTAACAACACAAAGCCAACAGCTGATAACTCTGGTTCCCACAAGTCATCCGTCGCGATGAAGGGAAGCGCAGCTCAAGCTGGTCAAACATACAGCTTTGTTCCTAACTCTGTTAAGGAAGAAATGCTTGCTATGTTCGGTGAAGACCTTGCAGAAGACTTCAAGGAAAAGGCAACTACATTGTTCGAGGCAGCAGTGTCCGCACAAGTCGTTTCCATCCGTGAATCTTTGGAAGGTGAGTTTGCTGCTAAGCAAACAGAACTAGAAGAAAATTTCCAGACTGCTGTCACAGAAATGAAGACAGAATTGTCTGAACAAGTCAATGAATACCTCGACTACGTCGTTGAAGAGTGGATGAAGCAGAACGAAGTTGCTATCGAATCCTCACTCCGCACAGAGTTGACAGAAGAATTCATTACTAAGCTAAAGGGCTTGTTTGCTGAGAGCTACATTGAAGTTCCAGAAGACAAAGTCAATGTGATCGACGAAATGGCTGCTTCATTCGAAGAACTCGAAGGTAAGTACAACGCCCTCGTTGCTGAGAAGATCGAACTCGAGAAGCAACTCGAGGAAAGCACAAAAGATTCTATTTTTGCTGATGTTGCAGAAGGCCTTGCTCTTTCTCAAGTCGAAAAGTTCCGTGCGTTGGCTGAAGGCGTGTCATATGGCGACGCACAAGGCTTCCAAAAGAAACTTGAGATCGTTAAAGAACAATACTTCGGCCAAAAGCCAGCTCAGGTTGCTCCTATTTCGGAAGACACACCAGTTGAGTTGGTAGAAGAAGTAGCACCAACTGCATCTGCTGATCCTTCAGTATCTCGCTATGTTAGCGCGATCTCTAGAACAGTCAAGAAATAAGCAAACATAAATAAGTTTACGGGTTTTTATTAACTATAAAAAAAGGGGAAAATATGTACTTATCAGAAGAGATTCAAAAGAAGTGGGCTCCGGTCATTGAGCATGCTGATCTTCCAAAGATCGGTGACGCACACCGTCGCAATGTGACTGCCGTTCTTCTCGAGAACACAGAAAAGGCTCTCCGTGAGTCTGGCCAATATGGTGGTCAGTATCTTACAGAAGCACCACACACAAACTACATGGGCGCATCTAGCTCGACAGCATCAGCAGGTGCTATCGATACATTCGACCCAGTTTTGATCAGCTTGGTTCGCCGTGCGATGCCTAACTTGATCGCATACGATATCTGCGGCGTTCAGCCAATGACAGGCCCAACAGGCTTGATTTTCGCAATGCGCGCTCGTTATAACGATCAAGCAAACACAGAAACATTCTACAACGAAGTTAACACAGCGTTCAGCTCTGTTCTTGGTGGTGCTAACACACTTGGCGACAAGCATGTTGGTGGTTATCCAGGCAACACTTCGACTGGTACAGCTAACTTGGCTGCTGACGGCATCTACAACTACGGTGGTTCGATGTCTCGTGAACAAGCTGAAGCACTTGGTACTTCTGGCAACACAGCATTCCCAGAAATGGCATTCTCTATCGAGAAGGTCTCTGTGACAGCTGGTACACGTGCTTTGAAGGCTGAGTACACAATGGAACTCGCACAAGACTTGAAGGCAGTTCACGGTCTTGACGCAGAAACAGAATTGTCGAACATCCTTACAGGTGAAATCCTTGCGGAAATCAACCGTGAAATCGTTCGTACAATCAACGTTACTGCTACACGCGGTGCTTCTGAAGGTACTACAACAGCTGGTCGTTTCGACTTGGACGTTGATTCTAACGGTCGTTGGTCTGTTGAAAAGTTCAAGGGCTTGATGTTCCAAATCGAACGCGAAGCTAACCAAATTGCTAAGGCTACACGTCGTGGTAAAGGCAACATGCTGATTTGCTCTTCGGATGTCGCATCCGCATTGCAAATGGCTGGTGTTCTTGACTACACTCCAGCTTTGAACAGCAACAACTTGCAAGTTGACGACACAGGCGCTACATTCGCTGGCGTGTTGAACGGTCGTATCAAGGTCTACATCGACCCATACGCAACTGGTAACTACATGACTGTAGGTTACAAGGGTTCTAGCGCATTTGACGCTGGTTTGTTCTACTGCCCATACGTTCCATTGCAAATGGTTCGTGCAGTTGACACAGGTTCTTTCCAACCTAAGATTGGCTTCAAGACACGTTACGGCGTTGTTGCGAACCCATTCGCACAAGGTGCAACAGCAGGCGCTGGCGCATTGGTTAAGGATAGCAACGTGTACTACCGTCGTATCCTCGTCGACAACATCATGTAATTGATGTAATCTCCACAAAGAGAGATATTCAAGGGCTCCTTCGGGAGCCCTTTTTTATTGGATAAATAGTTGACAGGAGAAACTATGGCAAAC